CAACAATGACAGACAATTCATTGGCTACAACAGACATGGCGACTGCGGCCACAGACACAACTGATCAGCAGGCACAGGCTGTAAAGACTTTCACGCAAGAAGAAGTCAACGCTATCTTGGCTAGGACCAAATCTCAACTAGAGAAGAAGTTCCAAAGCAAGTATGAAGATCTAGGTGATCCTGATGAACTTAGAACCATTAAAACAGAATGGGAAAAGAAACAACAGGCAGAACAGATCAAGCGTGGCGAATTTGAAAAAACCTTGCAAGAACTAGCGGCCAAAAAAGATGCTGAGATACAGCGTCGAGATGCGATCATCAAGGAATACAAGGTCAACACACCGTTGTTGAGCGCCGCTGCCAAACATCGTGCAGTGGCTCCAGAACAGGTCAAAGCCTTGTTATCCAACAATGTTCGTTTAAATGATCAGGGTGAAGTAGAAGTAGTTGGTCAAGATGGTGCAGTTCGTTACAAAGACAACGGCACTGCCTATGAAGTAGAAGATTTGGTCAGTGAGTTTCTCACTCAGAATCCACACTTCGTCACAGCATCACCAGCCACTACCAATGCTAAATCCAGTATAACCGCAGGTGTTCCCAGCACGGTTGATATCACTAAACTTGATATGACCAAGCCAGAACACAGACAGTTATACAAAGAATATCGCAAGACACAGGGTCTTGCCTAACTTTATATAAAAGGAAATTATCATGGCTGGTTCAACAACCTCTACATTAAATGACCTGCTACCAAGTATCGTTGCTGAGGCGATGTTTGTAGCAAACGAGCGCAGTATCATGCGTGGTCTCGTTAAGAATTATTCTATCCCAGCAGGCAATGGTAAGACCATTACCGTTCCTCGTTACCCAGTTCAGTCAGCTGCCGCTGTCACTGAGGGTGATGAAGTAAGCAACACAGCAGTATCTACTGATGGTGTAACTCTAACTGTTTCTACAGTGGCTATCAGAACATTATTGACAGACTTGGCAAGAACCAGTGCTGCCTCTAATGTGGTAGCAGACCTAGGCCGTTTATTCGGTGAAGCAGTGGCTAAGAAGATCGACCAAGACTTATTGGCTCTATTCAGTGGTTTTTCAACTGGTGTTGGTAGTGCTTCTACAGCTTTATCAGCAGCCGTGGTTGCTCAAGCAGTTGCTCGTCTTCGTGCTAACGCAGTTCCTGGCGATGCATTGGCTTGCGTGGTTCATCCTTATGTTGCTTATGACTTGAAGAAAGATTTGACAAACACATTTGCTAACCCTAACGCTGGTATCATCCAAAACGAAGCGATGAGCCAAGGTTATGTTGGTATGTTGTTTGGTGTTCCTGTGTTTGAATCAGCAAACATCGCTGACACTGGCACTGCTGGTGACTATGTTGGTGCTGTGTTCCACAGAGACGCTCTAGGTCTTGCCTTAGTTGGTGATATCTCTATCGAAACTCAGCGTCGTGCTTCATACCTAGGTGATGATATCGTTTGCTCTGCACACTACGGTGTTGGCGAACTATATGATACATATGGTGTTAAGATCACTTCTGATAGTTCATTAGTTGATCCAGCCTAATTAGGAGATAGAAATGGCTTTCATTGAAGAAGCAAGCACCGTAGTAAGTTTCGCAGAGTTTCAAGACGTTGTCAACAAAGATCAACGTTTATTTGAAGCCAATGAGGGCCTTTCTGACACTACCGTAGATGCAAGTCTTGTTAGAGCCACTGAGCGTATCTTAACAAAGTTACGCTCAAGTGATTGGTGGAAAAGTTATTACATTAGACGTAGTAACGCTATCACTTTCACAACCGTGGCAGACGTGCCTGCCTTAGATCCAAATCGTATTATCGCAAGACAAAACGATTTTACAGATCTATGTGTCTATACAGCATTAGCAGATTTTATCCTGCCAAGCATTGCTGATTTTTCTAAAGAAGATTCGGCAGAAAGACAAAAGATGGGCTATTACACACAGCGAGCAGATGAACTCTTTGGTGAGTTAATTACCGCTGGTGACTGGTATGATTTTGATGATGATGCTACTATTCAATCAGATGAAAAGCAACCAGGACAATTTAATCTAAAGAGAGTAAGATGAGACAGAACGTTATCGATTATCTCCAAAATCAGAATCTTGGAAGTTTTGTAACAGCGTTAGAACTTCCCTGGAACGAAACTGGAGAAAATTTATATCTAAAAAATCTTAGAAAGATTTATATAGATGTAGATGAATTTGTAATGGAACCTGTTATTACTACTTTTAGTGGATTAAGTCTAACAAACGAAACTACCAGAGTCAGAATCTATTTCGCTAATGACGCGAAGCAGTTGCCTTCTAACTATGATGAGGTTGTTCAGATCATTCGGTCTGCAAAAGACATACAAACAGACGATGGCTTTGGCCGTAGAGAAGTTGATGTCAATACAACGTATGAAGCAGATAAACTCGTCACAGAAATAGAATTACGATATATTAAACTAACATAAGGAGATTGCCAAATGGCATATATTAACCCAGCACCGGGAACAAGTAATCAAGTTACTTTGACTCTTGATGTGGCATCATCTGTTGATGACATCACTCAAGGCGTAGGTGCATTATCTGTTCCTGCATTGCAAGATATTACAATTAACGCGGCTAACGACGTTTTTACTTGGAGTCAATTAGATTCTACTGCTAAAAAACAAGTTGCTACAACATCTACTAACTCTGTTTCTATGAACTTAGTTGTAGACCAAGCAACGTTCTTCGGAACAAGTTTGAGTGCAAGCATCACTGGCACTATTGCAGAACAAGGTCTATTTGGTTGCTCACGCAACAAGACTCTCGTCAACTTTATTATTAGAGTTGAAAACAGCACATCTGACACTTTCATCAAAGGTGTTGGATACATTACTGGTTTAGCACCAACCGTATCGGCAGATAGCCCAGTATGGGTATCACCAATTACTATTACCGTATCTGGTGAATACACCGTAGCAGCGACTTAATACGCCACGGGAG